CGCACGTCTGGTGCCGAGTTGGAAGGGTTGATAAGGCCATTGACGACGCGGGCACAAGGCTTGAATACTCTAAAATGAAGCTACAAGAGGCTGTGAATGCTCGAAATGGCGAAGAAGTTACCAAGGCTCAGCAGCTTTGGTACGACAGCCAACGGCAGTTGGAGTCTTTGCAGTCATTGCGTGAGAATGCCAACAAGCAGCTTACTCAGAATTCTCAGAACATTAAGCTTCCCGATCCAATGGTCCAGAAAATGGCCTCAGATTGGATCGATAAGAATAAGTGGTATGACCCCCAATTGAAGGATGCAGATTCTAAGATTGCTCAGACCATTGACGTGGCGTTGACCGAAGAAGGCTTCGACCCAGCACTTCCCGACTACTGGGATGAGCTCGACGACAGATTGCAAAAATATTTACCACACCGATATAATTCGGGGTATAGTAATGGTACGAGAAACCAAAGACCGAGATCTGTTGTGACAAGTTCAGGACGTGATACCACTGCGACGACAAGGGCCAACGAATACATCGTTGATCCTAAGCGTGTTGCTGCCATTAAAGAGGCAGGCATGTGGGATAACATCGAGCAGCGAAACAAAATGATTCGCAAGTTCGCAGAATATGACAAACAACAGAAACGGAAATAATCATGGACGATCGTATTAAAAAGAACACCAACGCAGGACGTGAGAATCGTGCATCGCAAGATGAATCACGCGCTGCACCTGAAGAAAAATTTGTTTCTTCCGAGGAACGTCGTAGGATGTTCCGCTCGGAGTGGCTTCAAGAAGCGCTTCCGACCCCTCCCGAGATACCGGGATACCACCTATGCTGGTTGTCTTCTACCAACCAATATGACCCAATTCACAAGCGTATGCGACTGGGCTACGAACCAGTAAAAGCCGAAGAACTACCCGGCTTTGAGCATTTGAAGGTGAAAGCTGGCGAACACACCGGTTTTGTTGCTTGTAACGAGATGCTTTTGTATAAATTGCCTATGGACATTTATCAAGAGCTCATGTATGAACTTCATCATCTTGCCCCTATGGAGGAGCAACAAAAGATTAAGGTTCAACAAGAACAATTGCTGGGTGAACGTGATAGCAATGGCAAGACATTGGTCACTATTGAAGGCAATGGCACAGGTTTCGATGCAAAAGTTAAACCGCGTCCTGTTTTTGAGTAAACATGACAAAGTTTTTATTTCAATATTTGAAAGGACTCAATCATGAGTGCAACTAATGCGCCGTTTGGTCTTCGTCCCGCGTATCATCCCTCAGGGTTAGATCGCGCTGTGACGCTGGCTGACGGCATTGCTTCTGCCTATAACACGGCTATCCTAAAAGGTCAACCCGTAAAGTTGAACACTTCAGGTAATATTGTCGTTGCTGCTGCTGGGGATTCATTCCAGGGCGCCTTTGCTGGCGTGCAGTTTACTGACAGTACAGGTCGTGCACGTGTATCTAACAATTGGCCCGCAAATACTGCGTATACAGCTGGCTCGTGTGTTGCTTACTATTACAACGATCCTAACATTGTGTATGAGATCCAAGCTGCTGGTTCGTTAGCGCAAACATCCGTGGGTGACATGGCTGATTTGAGCAACACCACTGCTGGTTCAACTACAACTGGTTTGTCTGCTTGCACCTTGTCAACCACATTGGTTGGCGCGGGTAATAGCGCACAAATGTTGATTCGTGACTTGGCCCCGTACCCTGACAATGCTTGGGGCGATGCGTACACGATTGTGCGCGTAACTATCAACGAGTCGCAGTTCAATGCGTCCGTTGTTGCAGTTTAAAGGGGGACTAAAAAATGGCCGCTCCAATGCGCAGTACCGACTTTCGTAGCATCGTCGAACCTATCTTAAACGAATGTTTCGACGGTGTATACGATCAACGCTCGGACGAATGGTCCACGGTTTTCCGTGAACAACAAGGTATTCCACGTAACTACCACGAAGAACCTGTCTTGTACGGTTTTGGTGCAGCACCGCAGTTGCCTGACGGCAGCCCTGTTGCTTACCAACAAGGTGGTGTCCTGTTCCTCAAACGTTACCTCTACAATGTGTATGGCTTGGCCTTTGCATTGACCAAGGTATTGGTTGAAGACGGTGACCACATCCGTATTGGTCAAGTTTACGCTAAGCATTTGGCCCAATCTTTGGTGGAAACCAAAGAAACATTGGCAGCCAATGTGTTGAACCAAGCGTTCAATGCATCATATGTTGGCGGCGACGGCGTGCAGTTGAATGCTTCTACGCACCCACTGGTTAGCGGTACAGCAAGTAACTTGCTGAACACAGCTGCTAACTTAAGCCAGACTTCCTTGGAGCAGATGCTGATCCAAGTTCGTCAAGCAGTAGACAACAACGGCAAGAAGATCCGCTTGCAACCTCTGAAGTTAGTGGTTGCTCCCGGTAATGTCTTCCAAGCTGAAGTTTTGCTGAAATCTGTTCTTCGTGCTGGCACAGCCAACAATGACATCAACCCAATTAAATCAATTGGTCTGATGCCTGAAGGCGCTTCAGTTATCTCCCGTTTGACATCTGCCACAGCGTGGTGGGTTCAGACTGATGCACCTGAAGGCATGAAGTTAATGATGCGCCGTGGCTTGGAAAAGACCATGGAAGGCGACTTTGAGACCGACTCAATGCGTTATAAGGCCACCGAGCGTTATGACCTTGGTTGGACTGACTGGCGCTCAATGTACGGTACTCCCGGCGTCTAAACCCAAGTGGGGGCTGGTGTAACACCTAGCCCCTTATCATTAATGTTTGGTCAAACTTTTCAAGGAGCAGACCATGCCCCAATTTTCAGATGATCTTTTCCTAGGTTCCGCTATCACCTATCAAGGTTCGGATACCTATCCTGCGGTTGCAACCTTTACGGGTTCAATTGCTACCACTACATTAACTGTCACCGCCATGCTTTCTGGTGATCCAATTACTGTTGGTATGTTTATTGACAGTTCAACGTCACTCACCAATGGCACCTACATTACCGCTTTTGGTACAGGTACAGGCGGCACAGGTACTTACACCGTAAGTGCTTCACAAACTGTAGCAAGCGCCACAATTATTGGTTCTGGTAATGCTTATTTGCAAAACCCATCTCCAATGAACACTGGCGTTGGCCCATTGGGTCGCCTCTATATTTGGGACGCTGTACCACAAGCAAAACTGACAACCAACATTGTTGCCGCTGTCATCACAACTGCTACCACGCTCACGCTTGCCGCAGGTGCAGGTGTAACATCCGCAACCATAACTGGTGGTGTTACAGGCTTGCAACTTGACTGCCCTCGTGCGGTTTCCACAACCACAGGCGCGGGTACTCCGACTTCTGTCAACATTACTGTTTCTGGTTACGACTACTACGGTCAAGCCATGAGCGAAGTCATTGCAACAGGAACAGTAGCATCAACCACTACAAACGGTAAGAAAGCCTTCTTCCAAATTTCTAGTGTTGTTTCTTCTGGCGCAAGCGTAGTAACCATCGCGGTTGGTACGACAGACATCTTAGGTGCACCATTGCGTATTACTGATCGAGGCTACGTCACCCGCGCTGGTTGGGACAACACCTTGGCTGAAGATGCTGGAACTATGACTGTTGCCGCTACCGCCACAGCAACCACAACCACTGGTGATGTGAGGGGTACTTATTTGCCCTCGTCTGCTTGTGACGGTATCAAGCGTCTAGTGATGGGAATAGCCCTGCCAGCAATTGCGGCAGGTCCAAATGCAACTCGTGTTGGCGCATTTGGCGTCACACAAGCCTAAGGGGAACGACATGGGTCAATTTAAACCAATGCCTAAGATGATGACCACTGAGCCTTCAGTTGAACTGAAGCTTAAAAAAGGCGGCGCAGTAAAGAAAGCTATGGGTGGAATTATCCCTGAAAAAGCTTCTGCACGTGGTGCGCCTATGGCTGCTCGCCGTGGTATGGCGCCTGCCATGCCTAAGCGCGGTATCGGTATGGGTGGTATCCCCACTCGTATGGAAACTGGTGCAATGCCTGCGCCAATGATGCGTAAAAAGGGCGGTGAGGTAGAGTCTCCTAAGATGCACAAAGCTGAGATGTCAGCTATTAAAGGCATTAAGGGCGATCTTAAGTCTCATGCAGATAAGTCTGCGTCTAAAGCTCATAAAGGTCTGAAAACTGGTGGAGTAATCGAGAAGTACGCTACAGGTGGCGTAATTCAAAAGTACAAAACCGGTGGTAAGATGAAAAAAGCTTACGGCGGTTCTTGCTAATCAAGGTCGGGGCTTCGGCCCCTTCCTTTTAATTGGAGAAAAATATGGCTGATTCGGTTACGAGCCAAACGCTTATCGACGGTGAGCGCATGGTCATTATGAAATTTACAAACATCAGTGATGGCACTGGTGAGACCGCGGTTTTAAAAGTAGATGTTTCTGCATTAACGCCAAGCGCGTCGGGTCAAACTTGCACCAGAGTTACAGTCAATAAAATCTACATTTCGTGCCATGGCATGGAAGTTAGAATGTATTGGGACGCCTCAACAGATGTGCCATTCTTTCTGTCCTCGCCTACTGCAACGCAAACGCTTGACATGTCAGGCTTTGGTGGTATTACCAACAACGGCGGTACGGGCGTTACTGGCGACATTATGTTTAGCACTGCTGATGCATCTTCTGGTGACACATACTGGTGCATTTTGGAAATGGTCAAAGGGTATAACTAATTATGCCAAGCAAATCACCAGCTCAGCATCGTTTAATGCAAGCCGCCGCGCATACAAAAGGTGGCTTTGGTGGTGTGCCTCAAAAAGTTGGCAAAGAGTTTGTCAAGGCTGATAAAGGTAAGAAATTTAAAGAAGGCGGTCTATATGCTAACATTCATGCAAAACGTGAAAGAATCGCTGAAGGCTCTGGGGAGAAAATGCGCAGAGTGGGTAGCAAAGGCGCGCCAACGGCTGAAGACTTTAAGCAGTCCGCCAGAACAGCCAAAATGAAAGATGGCGGCGACCCTAGACTCTCGGTCTCTCGTGGTGAGAAGCTACCTACAAGTCAAGGCGCCGGATTAACGAAAAAAGGCCGCGATAAGTTTAATCGTGCAACTGGCTCTAATCTTAAAGCGCCTGCGCCTAATCCAAAAACTAAAGCTGATCAGGGTCGTAAGGATTCATTCTGCGCTAGAATGTCTGGAATGCCGGGGCCTAAGCGCGATGAAAAAGGCGAGCTTACTCGTAAGGCCGCATCTCTTAAACGTTGGAATTGTCCTGGGTGGTAATGTATGAGCACTAGTGGAACAGTTGGCCAAACAACAATCACGGTTCAGAATCTGATTGACCATGGCGCTAGACGCGCCGGCAAACTGGCCGAAGAGTTGACTGTAGAACAAGTACAGTCTTCAAAAGATAGTCTTTACTATCTACTTTCTAATCTTGCCAATCGTGGAATTCAGTACTGGTGTATTGACAAGACAGTTATAGGTCTCAATCCTGAAAAGTATGTTTACTACCTGCCAACTGGCACGGTAGATGTTTTAAACTCTAATTACCGAACAGTCACTGCCAATACTACTGGTGGAAATAGTTCTTCTGGTGTTGCAGCCAACGCTTTTGATGGTATATACACCAACATTTGCCAGTTAACCACCAACACGGGCTTTATTGGTATCAACAACGGGTCTGGAAATGACATCTACATGGGGACCGTGGGTATACTACCAGCAATATCTGGCTCAGTGACCCTCTTAGTTCAGTCTTCTACCAATGGCACGACTTGGACAACGGTTTATGCGCCCGGAGCAGTTACTTGGGTTGCAGGCACATGGATTTACTATGACTTAGAACCTTCTGCAAGTGTGCCGTATTGGAGAATCTTGCAAACAGCAGGCTCTAATATGGGTGTTTATCAGGTGGTTTTTGGCTCAAATGCCACGGAAATTCCACTTGCACGTTTGAATCGTGATGACTATACAAACTTACCTAACAAGAATTTCACTAGCGCTTACCCGTTGCAATTCTGGTTTGACCGTAACATTCCGCAGCCTGCAATGTATCTTTGGCCTGCGCCATCGTCATACGCTCCACAAATCGTGGTCTGGAGACATCGGCAAATTCAGGATGTAGGTGATTTATCAGGTGAGATAGAAATTCCTCAGAGATGGTATCTGGCCATTCAGAATATGCTTGCGCATCAGATGGCCATGGAACTACCTAC